TTAACCGAGGTTAACACTTAAATAAATCGAAGCGTTTCAATTTTGAAGCGTTTCAATTTTGAAACGCTTCAATAAGTTAACCGAGGTTAACACTCAAATAAATCGAAACGCCCTCGAACACCGACTGTGTATACCGCATATACACAGTATACACACTATGCACAGCCGTAGGCAACCGTGTATCGCAGTCAACGGCCGTAGGTCGCCGTCAATCGCCGTACAATATATCTCGATGGGGATGAGGAGGGGTATTTTGCCTTATATCAAATTCAACAATGCGATACAGAGGAAACGCTATTGGCTCGGGGAAGACGGCATCGAGCTGATCAACGACTGGAGGCGCCGAGGGCTCTCGGTGAAGTCGATTGCCGAGGATAAGATCGGCATCGCACACACCACGCTCGTGAAATGGCGCCGGCAATCGCCTGAACTGGACAAGGCACTCACTATCACGGAGGACCTCGTAGACGGCCAGGTGGAAGGCGCATTGCTCAAGCGTGCGCTGGGGTACGACTATTTCGAGGAGACCTGGGCGCCCGACCCCGACACAGGCCGGGAAGTGTTGACCAGGAAGGTCAAGAAGCATGTGCCGGCAGACGTGAAGGCCATCGCGATGTGGTTGTTCAACCGACGTGGTGACGCCTGGCGCTCGATGCAGCCCCAGCTGCCTGCCGACGACGGCGACATCATCGACGTGAAGAACGTGCTCGTGCAGATCGAGGAGGCGGCAGATGGAGATAAGGCTGACGCGTAAGCAGGCGGAATACGTCCGCGAGGCGCACCACCGCTGGAACCTCGCCACGGGCGCCGTGCGCTCCGGCAAGAGCCACCTGGCCGTGCAGTACACGATCCCGGACCGATTGATCAAGCTGCGCGGCAAGAAGGGGTTGGCGTTGATCTTAGGCGCCACGAAGGAGAACATCGAGCGCAACGTCTTGACACCGATGCGTGACATGTGGGGCGACCGGTTCGTAGGCGACATCAACGCCCGCAACTGGTGCGAGATCTTCGGCGAGCGCGTGTACTGCATCGGCGCCGAGAACGCAGGCCAGGTATCGAAACTCCGCGGCTCCGAGGTCAAGTTCGCATATTGCGACGAGATCTGCGATATCCACCCAGACGTGTTCGAGATGCTGAAGAGCCGCCTGAGCCTGCCGTACAGCGAATGCCACGGCGCATGCAACCCGGCAGGCCCGACACACTGGCTCAAGCAGTTCATCGACAAGGGCGAGGCAGACCCAGGCATCGACATGTTCGTGCAGAGGTACACGATCGACGACAACCCGTTCCTGCCACAAGCCTATGTCGCAGGCCTCAAGGCGGAGTACCGCGGCACGGTGTACTACGACCGGTACATAAGGGGTTTGTGGGCGAAGGCCGAAGGCCTCGTGTACCCGAACTGGAAGGATGCACAGGAGCCGACATGGTCGCCGCATGACGTACGCGGATACTGCGTGAGTGTCGACTACGGGACGCAGAACCCGTTCCATGCGATCAAGTGGATGCTCGACTCTGCCGGCACATGGCATGCGGTCGGCGAGTACCGCTACTCGGGACGCGAGGAAGGCAGGCAGAAGACAGACACCGACTATGTCGACGACCTGGTCGTGTTCACGGACGACGCGCCTGAGGACGCAGACGTCGAGGTCATCGTCGACCCGAGTGCATCGTCATTCATCGCGCAGCTGCGAAAGCGCGGTGGGTTCAAGGTGAGGAAGGCAGACAACGATGTCGGGGACGGCGTGCGCGACACCGCATCGGCAATGCAGTTGGGCCAGGTCAAGATCGGGGACACACTGACGGAATTGGCACGCGAGTTCACCGGCTATGTATGGGATGATAAGGCAGACCAAGACAAGCCGGTCAAGGTCGACGACCACGGCATGGATGCGCTGAGGTATTTCGTGAAGACCAAGCGCGTATACAAGCCGCGTGACATGGTATACGAGTCGCCGTTCACGGGCGGCGCAGACGAGGGGCCTAGGAGGTTCGCATTATGAGATGGGACGAGGTACGCGATGACAAGTCGCGCATGCTCACGTACCAGGATTTCGTGGAGGCGGGCGGCGCCAACCGCGAGGGCTTCGTACTGGAGGCGATCGAACGGCATAAGTCCGGCAAGGCGTACCGCATGGCGCGCATGGCCGATGCGTATGACCGCCAGGAGAACACGACGATCAATACGTACGTGCAGAAGGTCTTCGACATCACCGGGTCCAAGCTCGTCGATTTCACCGCAAGCAACAACAAGATCGCAAGCAATTTCTTCCACCGCTTGAACACACAGCGCACCATGTATTCGCTCGGTCAGGGCGTGTCGTTCATCGATGTCGACGAGGTGGGCAAGAAGGACGAGACCAAGGAGAAGCTCGGCAAGCATTTCGACCACGACCTGCGCACGCTCGCATACGACGCGCTCATCCACGGCGTGTGCTTCGGCTTCTGGAACCTCAACCGCATGTTCGTCTTCCCGCTGACTGAGTTCGTGCCCCTTTGGGATGAATACGACGGCACGCTCAAAGCCGGTATCCGCTTCTGGCGTATCGACAGTTCGCGCCCGATGCAGGTCGTGCTCTACGAGGCCGACGGTTACACCCGCTACCAGAGCCGCCAGGATGCGAACGGCGTCACGAACGAACGCCTCGAGGCCGTCGGGGAGAAGCGCCCGTACATCGAGAAGACGAGCTACACGCCGGCCGACGGGATCGAGCAGGTGGTCGGCGGTGAGAACTACTCGGCGTTGCCGGTGGTGCCGATGTGGGGCTCGAAGCTCCACCAGTCGACGCTCGTCGGCATGCGCCAGGCGATCGACAGCTACGACCTCATCCGCAGCGGCTTCGCGAACGACCTCACCGACTGCGCGCAGATCTACTGGCTCGTGTCGAATGCGGGCGGCATGAGCGACAAAGACCTGCAGAAATTCCTCGACCGCCTGAAGATCAACCATGTCGCGCTCGTCGATTCCGATGACGGCGGTAATGCACAGGCGTATACCCAGGAGATCCCGTATGCTGCACGCCAGGCGTACCTGCAATCGATCCGCGACGGCATCTACGAGGACTTCGGCGCGCTGGACGTGCACACGGTGGCGGCAGGCGCGACCAACGACCACATCGATGCGGCGTACCAGCCTATGGACGAGGAGGCGAGCGACTTCGAATACCAAGTCTCCGAGTTCATCCAGCAGCTGCTCGCACTCATGGGTATCGACGATGCCCCCGTGTTCAAGCGTACCCGTATCAGCAACCAGAAAGAGCAGGTCGACATGGTCATGAGCGAGGCGCAATACCTCGACCACGAGACCATCTTGCGCAAGCTGCCGAACATCTCGCCCAGCGAGGTGCCGGCGATCAAGGAACGCCTCGACGCCGAGGACGAGGGGCGCATGGGTACGCTGGTGAACACTGCTGCGCCCGCTGGGAATGATGACGATGACACTGATGACGATGACGACATGCTTTAGTGTTTAAGGTGGTCCTACCGTGAAAAAGATCCATTCAGTCGATGAGATCCCTCTCATTAAAGGAACATATGGGTGGAAATACGTAATGGCTGACGGTCATACATCGTCAGAATATGTATACCCGACAGTCGAAGTAGCGATCGCGAAGGCTTTGGAATCTGGTGGGTATGAGCTCGTGTCAGCCGAAGATTCTACGGCTTCGACCGGCACTGAGACTAAAAAGCCCCCAGCTGTTACTAAGACGGGGCAGAAAGTCGTTAAGACATATGACAGTGGCACTATTGGTAAGCTCGATACCGGCGATTATGTATTCAAGGTCGGCTCCGGTTGGTCTAAGACCACGTATTCTGACATCATGGATGCTGCCGATGCGTGTGACATGTCTGTTGCCGGGGATACTGTGACTGTCACCAAGACACAACAGTTCGATGGCTTCCAGATCGACACATATTCAGACGGCACCTACGGCTATATGACCGACGGCGGCAAGCACAAAGAGGGCTATAAGTCGAAAGACGGCGCCGAGAAGGCAGCCACAAAGCTCGCCGCCGCAGAGCCGAAGGGCCCGCAGGTCCTGAAGAGTGAGGACAAAGGCGGCTATACCGTCAACACATTCACTGACGGTACTTACGGCTACATGATGCCGGATGGCACTTTTAAGAACGGCTACAAGTCGAAAGACGGTGCCGGCAAGGCCGGTAAGAAGCTCGCGGCGAAAGCCGCGAAGGCGCAGGAGAACACCCAGGCTTTACTCGAGAAGCAGGCGCAGGAGCTGCAGGAGAAGCTGCAGCTCGCCTACGCCGATGCGGTCGACGGCATGACCTCACGTATCGAGGCCTCGCTCAAAGAGTTCGCGGCAGATGATGCGAAGTGGGCGGCCGATGTCGCCGCCGGCAAGAAGGACGCGAAGGCGCACGAGGCATGGCGTAAGGACCAGGCCCTGCACAACGACCAGCTCAAAGCCCTCAAGAAGGCATTGACGCAGGACCTCACCGCAGCCGACAAGATGGCGATGGCTTACGTCAACCAAGTGCCGGCAGGCGTGTACGCGGAAGGCATGAACTTCGCGACATATGAGATCGAACACGGCGCCAAGGCGAACACGTCGTTCACGCTGTACAACAAGAACACAGTCATGGAGCTCGTCGCGAACGAGCCCGACCTGCTCCCGCATGCCGCATTCGACAAGGCGAAAGATACGGCATGGAACAGCCGGCATGTCACGGCTGCGGTGACGCAGGCCGTGCTGCAGGGCCAGACGGTCCCGCAGCTCGCCGCGTCGATCGCAGGCATCGCCGCCATGGACCAGCGTGCCGCGATGAAGGCGGCACGCACCGCCATGACGAGTGCGCATTCGCTCGGCAAGCTCAAGGGATACGAGCGCGCCGCCGGCATGGGCATCGATGTCGAAAAGCAATGGCTCGCGGCACTCGACTCGCGCACCCGCGGCAGCCACCGCCACCTAGACGGCGAGACGGTCAAGCTCGATGTCGAGTTCAGCAACGGGCTGAAGTATCCCGGTGACCCAGATGGTCCCGCCTCTGAGGTCTACAATTGCCGTTGCACGCTCGTGCCCGTTATCGGTGATGTGGAGTACGACGAGGTCGAGCGTGCAAATAAGCTCGGCGGCATGAGCTATGAGGAATGGAAAGCCGAGAAGCTGACGAAAGAGCAGAAGCCCGCGAATGCACTCGACGGCCAGCTGAAGGATGTCGATAACGAGATCGACGTATTGAAAGAGCTCATGAAGAGTTCCGATAAGACGTATTCGGGCATTTGGAAAGACCCCGTGACACTCGCCGATTGGGATGCGAAGAAAGAGGCGACCCCCAAGAAGCTCGAGTATTTCGAGGAGCAAGTCGCCAAGGCCATGGACGCCGGCGATGATGCCGCGTCGGTGAAGTGGCAGGAGCTCATCGATAATGTCGAAGATTTCAACCAGCAAGGCCAGGCGTATAAGGCATATATCGACAAGATGTCGGCGTTGAGGCTCAAGCGCCAGTCGATCCACAAGCAGATGGTCGACTTAGGTCTCATTGAAGATTCGGCATTCAGCGAAGAGCGCAAGGCGAACGCCTGGAGGTTCACTTCGTCGGCTGAGGCCGATAAGCATTTCCGTGGTGTATGCGGTAAGGTCTGGCGTGAAGCCACCGAGTCACAACGCGACGGCATTTACGGCTATACGCAGAGCTCTGGTGCTTGGAACCGCCCGCTGTCCGGTTTCCAGAAGCCGTGGTCGCAATCAGGTACAGGATGGGAGAAGAAGTTCTACAAGGGTGTCGGTAACGTGTGGATCAACTTCGAGGGCAAGGGCTCTGCGATCCGCCGCATGACTGAGATCATTGAGAAATCATCGTATGACCACGACACGTGGCTTGTACGTGGATGCGATTACAACGCCATGGAGTCGTTCTTCGGCATAGATGCATCGGAGTTGTATTCTATGGACACCGATGAGCTCAAATCACTCGTCGGCATGTCGAACCGCATTAATTCGTTCGTGTCGACCGGTACGGCGAAAGGCAAGGGTTTCAGCGGCAAGCCTGTCGCCATGGAGATCTATTGCCCCGCCGGGTCTGAGATGATGTATGCGGAGCCGTTTTCAGCGTTCTCTAGCGCCAGCTACAATGGGCATAGCTGGGACGGCAAGAAGGAGCAGACGAGTTTCGGCCACGAGTCGGAGATGATCTTGCAGCGCGGCGGTTACTACACAGCGACCGACGTATACAAAGGCACCGACGGCAAGATGCATGTCGTGCTGGAGTTGCACCCCGAGCAGGGTTACGATAAGTTCCAGCAGGATCCCAAAGAGTGGACCGGCTCGAAGGACAAATACAAGTAAGGAGTACCATGGCCACTGAGATACAGAAAGTACCAAACCTCGAGCTCGACGATTCGTTCGGCTGCTTGAAGCGTAACCCCCGCAAATGCCGGACCTGTGCGAACGCACACGGTCCGGCGCCGTGGGAGGACTCGCCCGATAAGTCATATTGCATGGCATACGAGCGCCGCCTCGGCAATATCAAGCCGGACGCCGTATATTTTGACGGTGCCGATTGCCCGTTTTACGTCAAAGAGGGGGCATGACATGGCCGACGGTGTCACGGTGAAGCAGGACAACACCGAGCAAGTAGTCGACGGCATTGGGTCGGCTATCGGCGCCGCGCTCGAGGAGATCGGGCTTTTGGCCGAGAACTATGCGGCCAAGAAATGCCCGGTCGATACGGGCAACCTGCGCGGCTCGATCACGCACGAAGTGGATACCGCCGACAACGCTGTGTACATCGGCACTAATGTCGAATACGCGCCGTACGTCGAGCTCGGCACATCGCGCCAGAAGGCGCAGCCGTTCCTGAGGCCGGCGGCTTCCGAACACGGTGCACAATACCGCCAAGTGCTGAAAAAAGCACTAGGCGGCAGCAGTTAACCTGGTATTATTTATGTTAAATGCGCGAAGCAATGCGCTATACAGTATGGGGCCGAGGCACGCGCCCCAGAATCCGAAGGAATGGAGCGAACACCATGGCACTTACACGCAAACTCCTCAGATCTATGGGGATCGAGGACGATAAGATCGACCAGATCATCGATGCACACACCGAGACCGTCAACGCGCTGAAGGACGAGCGCGACGAGCTCAAGGATGCTGCGGACCGACTGAAGAAGGCAGAGGCAGAGCTCGAGGAGCTCAAGGCCAAGCCGGCAGACGGTTTCAAAGAGAAGTATGAGAAGGAGCACGCCGATTTCGAGGCTTTCAAGGCAGACACCGCTAAGGCTGCCGCCGACCGCGAAAAGAAATCGCTGTACCGCAAGCTGCTCACCGATGCAGGTGTCGACCCCAAGCGTATGGATGCCGTGATGCGTGTCGCCGACCTGTCTGACATCGTGGTCGAAGACGGCGCCATCAAGGACGCCGACAAGGTCACCGAGAAGGTCAAAGGCGAGTGGTCGGATTTCATCCCGGCCACGAATACTAAGCCCGCGAAAGTCGACACGCCACCCGCAGGCGCAGGAGACGGCGCGGCAGAACCGAAGTCGCTCGGCGAGGCCTTGCGACAGAAGTACACCAAGCAGAACACTGATTAAAGGAGGCAATTATGCCTATTACCCTCGCAGAGGCCAAGGTCGGCATGGCCGACAAGGTCGACCAGCAGGTCGTCGATATGTTCCGTCGATCCTCCCTGCTCCTCGACCGCCTCACTTTCGACAACGCCATCTCACCTGGTACCGGTGGCTCCACGCTCGTCTACGGCTACACGCAGCTGAAGACGCCTTCTACTGCCGCCGTGCGTGCGATCAACTCCGAGTACACGGCAAACGAGGCCAAGCGTGAGAAGAAGACCACGCAGGCAATCATCATGGGCGGTTCTTTCGAAGTCGACCGTGTCATCCAGGACACTTCCGGCGCCATCGATGAGCTCGTATTCCAGGCAGACGAGAAGATCAAGGCCACTGCCAATTTCTTCACTCACTGCGTGATCAACGGCACCGCGGCCAGTTCCGCCGGCAAGGCTGCCGGTACTTTCGACGGCCTCAACAAGCTCCTGCAGGGCAGCTCCACCGAGTATACCGCCACCGCGGACCTGTCTACCAGTGCAAACGTGAATGCAAACTACAACGCGTTCCTGGACGAGCTCGACGAGTTCATCTCCGGCCTCGACGGCATGCCCGATATGCTCATCATGAACCGCAAGATGCTCTCCAAGCTCCGCGGTATCGCACGCCGCGCCGGTTACTACGAGTCCACGAAGGACGATTTCGGCCGTGCAGTCGAGACGTATAACGGCATCGCGCTCATGGACGCCGGCGAGTTCTACGACGGCGCCAAGACCGTCGACATCGTCGCCGATACCGCTGCCAGTTCCAGCGCCTTCGGTACCTCCGACATCTATGCCGTCAAGTTCGGCCTCGACGCCTTCCACGGCATCTCCCCGACCGGCACCAAGGTCATCACGTCCTACATGCCCGACCTCACCCTCCCCGGTGCTGTCAAGAAGGGCGAGGTCGAGCTCGTCGCCGGCGTCGCCCTCAAGAACACGCTGAAGGCCGGCCACATGAAGGGCATCAAGACCGCGCCTAAGACTGCCTAAGGAGCCGATATGCTGGAGGAGTTGCTCGCCGAGATCCACAATTGGTTTGAGTGCGATTACCTCGCAGGTGAGCTCACTGTCATGGACGGCGAGCTCACCCTCCCGCATGGCTTCGTCAAGCCCGGCCAGTATTACCGTATCGTCGGCAGCGTTTTCAACGACGGCCTGCACCAGTACCCGACATCAGACCTCACAGATGAGGTATTCGACGGCGAGGTGTGGGCGCTGGCCGTGCCGCAGGCAGTCACAGACATCGCGACCGAAGTCGAGGCATGGTGTAAAGCCCACCCCGATTCCGTGTATACGTCGGAGTCTTTCGGCGGGTATTCGTACACGAAGGCCACAGCTACCGACGGCATGCCCATGCGATGGCAAGACGCATTCCGCCGACGCATCGACCACTGGAGAAAGTTGCCATGAGTTTGATCGATGCTTTCAAAGAGCCTTGTGTCGTGATGAATAAGGCGAAGGTGCCTGACGGTGAGGGCGGTTTCACTACCGCCTGGCAGGAAGGTGCCGAGTTCGAGGCGGCTATCGTGAAGGACACGAGCCTCGAGGCGCGCATCGCCGAGAAAGACGGCCTCACGAATACGTACACCGTCACCACGTCGGCGAATGCCTCGCTCGAGTTCCATGACGTCTTCAAGCGTAAATCGGATGGCCAGGTGTTCCGCGTCACATCAAATGGTGACGACAAGCGCACGCCTCCTGTCGCATCGTTCCAATTCGAGCAGGTGAGCGCTGAGGAATGGAGCCTATCATGACACCGGCCGCTGCTGTCTACGATTTCATGGCAGGCTTCGGCATTCCCGCCTATGTGGCGACTTCCGTGCCCGACGATGCTGAGTTCCCATATATCACGTACGAGCTCGCAGTCGATGATTTCTGGGGCGGCGAAGTCGCATTGGCCATGGACATCTGGTATCGCGGCGACTCCGAGGCGGGGCCGAACGCGAAAGCGCATGAAGTCTCAAAAGCACTCGTCGGCTGCAAGTGTATCCCGTGCGATGGAGGCGGAATCGTATTAAAAAAGGGCTCGCCGTTCTGCCAGAGCATGGGCGACACGACCGACGATAAGATCAAGCGCCGTCATATCAATTTGACGGCAGAGTTTATCACCTCATTTTGAGAGGACAAGTTAAATGGCAAAGTTCACACAGATCCCAATGGATACTTTCAAGAAGCTCCAGCTTAATGCTGGTATCCTCGTCACTGAGTTCGACCCGGCGACCGGTGAACTCATTGCGTCTAATATCGTCGGTGCGACGAGCGGCGGCGTGTCGTTCGAGGCAACGCCGTCATTCAGCGATTTCGGCGAGGATATCGACAACTGCCCGAAGAACACGAAAGAGCTCAAGAAGCTCGACAGCTGGGAAGCCAAGATGTCAGGTTCTTTCGTGACGATGGATACGAAGGCCGCTGTGTCTGTTATCGGCACCGCTGCCGTCGCGAGCGGCGACTCGACCAAGGTCGTGCCCCGCAACTCTGTCGATGCCGAGGATTTCAAAGACATCTGGTGGGTCGGCGACTACTCTGACATCAATGAAGACGGCACGTCTGCCGGCAAGGCCGGTTTCATCGCAATCAAGCTCATCAACGCGCTGTCGACCGGTGGTTTCAAGATCCAGTCAGGTGATAAGGCGAAGGGAACGTTTGGGTTCGAATATACCGGCCACTACAGCCTCAAGAACATCGACATCGTACCGTTTGAGATCTACATCAAGGCAGGTTCGGCCGATGCGTAAGCATTACATGAAGGAGGAAAAGTAAATGAAACTCAGTGACATCAAGGGTGACCGCGTGCTCGACGTCATCGCCGACATCATCGACCCTATCGCGAACATGGCGCAGGACAAGGACGTCGCCGCGATGTTCGAGCGTAAGGCCGTGCCGGAGGGCATGGATGCACGCGAGTTCTTCGCGGAGCGTATGCGCAAGGGCCTGCCTGTTTTGCTCAAAAGCCATAAGGCCGACATCATCGCCATCATGGCGGCGATCGAGGGCGTGACGCCTGAGCAGTATGCTGCATCGCTCGATTTCCCCAAGTTGTTCACCGACGTCATGGAGCTCGTGACTGATGATGCGCTCCTCGATTTTTTATCATCGTCAGGGACGGGGAAGGACGCAGATGCGCCTGGATCTGTCTCGGTGAGTTCCGGGGCCCACTAAGGGCCGACGCGTTCGTCAAGTTCACACTGGCCCGCTACAGGAGAGAACGGGACGAGATGGCGTTTAAGGTGTACGTTACCGACTCCCTGCACCTCATGGGTCAGCATAAGTTTATCGGTCGCCGATGGTACGACCAAGTCCGGCCCAAGGTATATGAAGACATCGACGCCGCCGCAGTAGTGGCGGATGTCACAACAAGGGCGGGATTGGTGGTCGTATGAATCTACTCGACCTCGCCGTCAAGATCACATGCGACGACCAGGCATCCGGCGAGGTCGACAAGATCGGCGACGGCATCAAAAACAAATTGGGCATCGCTGCTAAAGCCGGCGTTGCGGCCGTGGCGGCAGTCGGTACTGCGACGGTCGCCATCGGCAAGACAGCACTCGACGCATATTCGAATTATGAGCAGTTAGTCGGCGGTATCGACACCCTGTTCAAAGCCTCGTCGGGCAAGATGCAGCAGTATGCAGCAAACGCCTACCAGACGGCCGGCGTCTCAGCCAACCGCTATATGGAGATCTCGACGAGCTTCGCAGCAGCGCTGATCAGCTCACTCGGCGGCAACACCGAGGCTGCTGCCGACATGGCCAACACCGCCATCACGGACATGAGCGACAACGCCAACAAGATGGGTACGTCGCTCGAGACTGTCCAAGAAGCGTATATGTCGCTGTCGCGCGGTAACTACGAGATGCTCGACTCCCTGAAGCTCGGCTATGGCGGTACTAAATCAGAGTTGGAGCGCCTGCTCTCAGACGCCGAGAAGTTCTCGGCAGCGCAGGGCAAAGTGCGCGATTTCTCGGTCGACTCATATTCCGATATCGTCGAGGCCATCCATATCGTGCAAGACGAGATGGGTATCACCGGCACGACGGCGGACGAGGCGGCGAGTACGATCGAGGGTTCCATCAACAAGGCGAAGGCCGCATGGGACAACTGGCTTGCAGGCCTCGGCAACGAGGATGCGGACATGGAAGGCCTGACGAGCCAGCTCGTCGAGTCGCTCGAGGATGTCGCATCCAACGTGCTCCCTAGAATCTTGGAGATCGTCACGACCGTCATCGAGTCGCTGCCGGAGCTGGTCGGCACGCTCGCTCCGCAAGTTGCATCGTTCTTCGGCGAGCTGTTCTCAGCTGCGCTCGACACGCTGTGGCAGTCACTCCCGGGCGATGTGCAGAATATGCTACAGGCGGCATTCGAGGCCGTCGACGGTAGCAGTCTGTCCAGCTCGGTGAAGGGACTGCTCGACGATGTGTTCTCCGGCGCGACGCCCGACCTCTCGGGCATCACGTCGGCGCTGACCGACGCATTCCAGTCGGACGCCTTCTCATCGACGCTTGGCGCGCTCTCGACGCTGCTCGAGACGGTGGAGTCATTTATGACGGGCCTCGGGCAGGCGGCGGAGTCGTACCTCGTGCCGGCGCTCGACCTGCTGTCGTCGGCGTGGGCCGACCTGATGGACGCTGTCCAGGCTGCGCAGCCGTGGCTCGATGCCATCGCCGAGCTGCTGGGCGCGGCGCTCGGGCTTGCCGCAGCGGCCGCAGTCACGGTAGTTGCTGCGCTGGCCGAGACCATCGCGGCCGTCGTGGACGTCGTGGTAGCCTTCGCGGACGGGCTGCTCGACGGCATCAACGCGGCGATCGAGTTCGCAGCTGTCGTCGGCTCGGCGCTCATGGCGTTGCCTGAACAGGTCGCATCGTGGCTTTCTGGCGCCATCTCCGCAGTTGCTGGATGGGTCGCCGACATGGCGTCGAATGCCGTGAGCGCCGGCTCGCAATTTATCTCCGGCCTCGCCGGGTTCATGTCCGGCCTCGCGGGCAACATCTCGTCATGGCTGTCTGGCGCAATCTCGACAGTCGCAGGCTGGGTGACGCAGTTCGCGAGCAACGCAACGAGAGCGGCGTCGACGTTCGGCAGCAAGCTGCGCAGCGGTCTCGAGGCCATCCCGGGTACACTCGGCAATATCGGATCTAACATCGTCCAGGGGCTTGTCAACGGCGTCACGGGTGCTGCCGGCAAGTTGGTCGCTGCCGTCAAGGGTGCTGTCGGCGACGCCATCCAGGGCGCGAAAAACCTGCTCGGCATCAAATCGCCGTCGCGTGTGTTCCGCAAGATCGGCCAATACGTCATGCAGGGCGCGGCGCTCGGTGTCGACGATGACGCCGACGTGTTGTTGAGGTCTACAGATAATGCGATGCGCGGTATGATTTCAACGGCACAAGATATCGCTATGCCAGGCGTCAACAGCACGGCCGGCGGCGAATCGGCCGTTATCAGCTGGCTGGCCGAGAACCTGCCATCCATCATCGCTGAGTTCACGCCCGTCATGGGTGAATCGGAGTTCGGGCGCAAGGCGAGAAAGGCGGTCGCGTATGCTTGATATCAAATACAAGTCAAATGCGGGGACTGTCATCCCGCTCAATTCTGGTGTATATGTCGGTAAGCCGAACGACCTCTTTAGCCGCGAATGGGACTACAAAATCGGGTATCGCGCACTGGCCACGGCCTCGCGCGGTGCCCGCAAGGTCTCATTCAAGGCGTTTTTCGCAAACATGGCACAGGCTGACGCTTTCCGCCGATGTGCCGACACGGACATGCAGAAGGGCACGCCCGGCACTATCTATGTCAATGACTGGTTCCAGCGTTGTTTCGTCGTGGCTTCCGAGGTGGACGGCGTCGGTGACGATTTCTTCGCGACCAAGCTCACTTTGGTTTTGCTCGACGGCGTATGGCGCAGGGGGACTACGACGGCGTTCGCGCCCGTGCAGGGTTCGGCGGGCTATGAGTTTCTCGACTTGCCGCATGATTTGCCGTACGACCTAGGCGTGACCACACCGCTGCAATACGCCATCAACCCAGGCTACTCCGACAGCCCCGCGAAGTTTGTCGTGTATGGGCCCGCGGTCAACCCTTCTGTACGCCTGGCCGGCAATCTGTACCAGGTGGACGTGACCGTTCCCGAGGGCGGTCACATGGATATCGACCCGTTGCGACGCACCGTCACCGTGGTCGCCGCAGACGGCACCACGATGGACGCATTCAGCAAGGCGCACCGAGGCAGCGGCGTGGGTTCTGGCGAGTATATCTTTGAGCACGTGCCAGTCGGCACGTCTAAAATCTCGTGGGACAATAGCTTCGGCTTCGACTTGACTCTGTACGAGGAAGAGGGCGAGCCCGCATGGTTTTAGTGGTGAATGATCCAACTGTTGGCGATATCCGCGAAATCGAGGAATTCGAGCTTGACATAGCTTTCGGCAGCGACGAGAACGCACTGAAATTGGAGGCCCGCGCGGACGAAGCCCCCGAAGAGGGGCAATTTGTGTTCATCGACGGCACCGAGTATGGTGGTGTTATCGACCAGGCGAGCTATGAGGCCGGCAGGGAGGCATCCGGCTCAATTCTGTGCGAGGGCCGCACCTGGCATGGTATTTTGGCAGGCAAGCGCCTGCTCCCCGATTTGGGAAGCGGATACCTCTCCGTCAGCGGTAAGGCGAGCGATGTGCTCGCGTCGCTCATCGAGCGCATGGGGCTTTCTGGGCTGTTCTCCGCCGCTTCCGACGATACGTCGGTAAGCTACACCTTCGATCGATTCGTGGACGGCTACAGCGGCTTGAAAGCCATGGCGAAGGCCAATGGTCGCAAGGTCGTCATGCGTCGTAAGGGCGGTAAGGTGGAAATCTCTCTGCCGCCTGTCGTAGACTATGCGAACAAGGTCGATTCCGACCTTTTGGACTTCACGCTGACTTCGGTTCACCGCTGTATCAATCACCTGGTCTGCGTAGGTACTGGCGAGCTCGAAAACCGCGCCGTAGTCCATTTCTATGCTGACACGGCCGGTAACGTCAGCCATACCCAGAGCCTCTTTGGAGTCGACGAGATATGTGCGCTCTACGACTACAGCAACGCCGACGAGGCGAAGCTCGAGGAGGAGGGCGGCAAGAAGCTCAGGGAGTACCAGACTCGAGGCAGCGTCGAGGTCGACGCGCACGACGATATCGACGTCGACGTCGGCGACATTATCTCGGCGCGCGATAACGCACATGGTAAGACCGTTAGCGCGATCGTGGTGAAGAAGATCGTACAGGTCTCACATGGCGTGGCAACATACAGGTACGAGGTCGGCAGTGAGACCACGACGAAGAACTCAGCCAGCGCGATCGCCGACGGAGGTGGCGGGCACGCTTATTTGGCGGGAAAGGGCCTGAAGCTCGAGAACTACACGTTCAGTGCGGAGGTCGACGCGGAATCGCTCAAGGCCGTTGAGGCCAAGGCCGACAAGGCCGTAACAGACGCCTCGAACTCGCTCCAGACGTGGGCACAGGCGGATATCGCCATGGGAGAAGTGTCCACGCTCACGGAAGGCTCTAAGGCCACCGCGTCGCTCTCGGGCGAGGGGCTGGTCAAGACGCTCTCACTCGGAATTCCACGTGGCGCGACCGGTATTCAGGGTCCGAGAGGCGAGCGCGGCCCGCAAGGTGAAATCGGACCGCAGGGTCCAAAAGGCGACGCGGGCGCGACAGGACCGCAAGGGCCAACGGGCAAGCAGGGTCCAAAAGGCGACGCGGGCGCGACAGGACCGCAAGGACCGCAGGGCATCCAGGGGCCTAAAGGCCCGACAGGCCCGCAAGGGCCGATGGGCCCGCAGGGGCCAAGCGGCGGCGAGATCAAGGACACGAGGAACGACAACCATTCGCCGAGCTGGTATATGACGAACCACCCGCGTGAGACCGTGGTCGAGTTCAAGACGGCGAAAGCCATCGGGCTTTCGGCCAACGAAACCTTCGCGACCCTCGTCACCTTCGTGCAATGGCACAACAATGCCGGCGGGTACCCGAAGCAGGTCGCTATGAGCAGCGCACACATATGGTGGCGGCGCGGCGGGTCGGACTCTTCGTGGACGGCGTGGCAGCACATCCTCGATACCCTCGACCCGAACAAGACGTGGATCATGGCCCATCGTGTCGGCGAGTACTTGGAGACGAACGGCTCGTTTGACCCGAACAACATCGGCGGCACATGGGTGCAGGTACCGAGTATCGGGCCGCACACGTGGCTCAGGACTAAGTAAAGGAGAGAACATGGCAAAGACAGAGAATTTCACCCACTACACCTGCGACCGATGCGGCGCGGACGCGTACCTCCAGCAAGGTACTGCGGCGGCTGGTGACTGGCGCGAGGTCGAGCGCTTCGACCAGTACGGCAGCAGGGCCACGCGCCTGCTGTGCAAGGGGTGTACGGACAAGTACAAGAAGCTCGCAGCCAAGCACGACGGCGAGTTCCAGCAGTTCATGAGCAACGCGAAGGAGTAGTAACATGGCATTTGAAATCGTGGACGGCATGACGGGGACCAAGCACATCAGCTCGGACGACCTGTCGGCGCTCAACGTCGCGACCATCGGCAAAGCAAACTGCGTGCTTGAGTACAGCGACAATTTTAAGCTCACGATGGCGAGCGCGAACGAGGCGAAGCTCGGTACAGGCGTCGGCATGGTTGGCGGCAAGCGCTTTTGGAACCAGGCTGCGACCTCTTTGACCGTTCAGTCCGGCACGCAGGGCCAGAAGCGAAACGACTTGGTCGTGGCACGCTACGCGAAGACCAGCGCGGGCATCGAGAGTATCACACCCGTCGTCATCAAGGGCACGCCCAGCACGGGGACGGCGGCGGACCCCGCGACGACCTCGAACGACTTGAAGCTCTGGCGCATCCCGTTGAACGGCATCAGCGTCGGCACGCCAGTCAAACTTTTCGACACCGTGGCCCCGCTCGCAACGCTCAAGGATTTTGTATTCCGTGTCTTGGCGAGGCCGGGAATCACTTTCAAGGGCACGGTGACCGTGCCAGGGCTCAAGAAACATGCAGTGGTTATTGTCGTCTTCTCGCGCGGACAGCACGCCATTATGCCCACGGCGGACGGGACGCACGTCGTGTCTGGCGCAATGGGCGGCAACAACGCCTATTCGGTTACGACAGCCAGCGCGATGGCAAGTGTGTCCGGCGAGACTGTGACATTCGAGAAGATCGGGTACAACACATACATGTCACCCAAGCTCGGCTACGCGCTTACGCTCGCTGCCGGCGACGACGAGACAATCACCGCGATATACGGCTAGCATTCCGTATATCACGTCAATACTAGTACGGAGAACATTTGCCGTTTAAGAGGTATTGATTCAATGTTTGAATATATAGCGATGACTGTCGCGACCACGATTATGGGTACGATAATCGGTTGGCTACTGAATGCAATCAAAACCAACACTGGGCGATTGTATAACCTGTCGCATCGTGAGCACGAGGAACGCGTACAAAATCGTGCTATGCTCGGTGAGCTACTATTTTACCGACTCGAAGATCTACACCGGCGATTTGTCATTGAAGGGCATCCATGCTCAGCTGCTGAAAAACAGCAAGTAGATGATATATATCATCATTATCATGATGAATTGGGGCTCAACGGGCCGGGTACACACATGTATAATGAAATCATGGATGCGCATCAAGACTAAGGAGTAATTATGCAATACCTTCTGCCCGATAAGGCATATAATATTCTCAAGTGGGTCGGCCTCGTTGCCTTGCCCGCAGTAGCGACTTTTGTCGGTACCGTCGGTACCGCCGTCAATTGGGAGCCGACTGGCATCGCAGTGACGGTGATCACCGCCGCGGGTACGCTCGTCGGCGCACTCCTCGGTGTGACGACCGCGACGGCGAAACCGGCGAGTGAGTAATGATGGACAATGTTATTGGAAGGGTGGGTGATTTAGGTATCAAGGCAAATGCCGATGTGGCTGGACGTCTGCCTAAGCCTCACCCTACTCGGCGAGTGCATATCGTTCGACGATTGGTACTAGCCGCCAGTACTGCCGCTATCGCACTGGCACTCGCAGTACCGACAACAAGTTATGCCTACGAGCGCATCACCAATTACGTTAGCAATGGGCACGGGCCGCTGTCACCGCAATACCTCGTGATCCACGAGACGGCTAACCCGGGCGCGAGCGCATGGAACCATGTGCTTTTGTGGTCACGTGACGACACCTACGCAGTACACGACGTCATGGAGCTCGATGGCTCCAAGGTTTACGACACGGTACCGCAGAACCGCCTGTGCTGGCATGTCGGCAATGGCAATTGGTGTACGATCGGCATCGAGTTGGCACACGCCACAAATGCCACTGACTTCGCCAAGCAATGGACTGAGGCCGTAAAGTGGGCAGGCGATACACTCCGTGCGCACGGTTGGGATACCAGCCGCCTACTCAGCCATTACGAGGCCGCACGTATTTGGGGTGGGTCTGATCACACCGACCCGATTGGTTATTTCCGTAAATACGGCAAGACTTGGAGCGATTTCAAGCGCGATGTCGCAGCATATATGGGTAGCGGCTATATCGCGCCGATCGCACCTACTGACGGAAATGGAGGTACGTACCAGCCGTCGACTTCTGCCACGCGCACGAGCTTCCCGAAGTCTACGGGGAAATCGGTCAACGTCCACTATGCCCTCCATAACCGTTATGGTGCATGGAATAGTGCCGTCACCAATTTCAACGACTCCAACAGTGAGGGTTTTGCCGGTGTGCCGTACGGCTCCCACGACATGCTCATTGCATGGGCAGATAGCGGTACCTTGCGCTATCGCGTCCACACCAAGGAGAGTGGATGGTTGGATTGGGTTCAGACCGCCAACTACAACGACAGCGTGAACGGCATGGCAGGCATCTGGGGCCAGACCATCGACGGCGTCCAGATGTATTACTTCACACCGAACGGTGACTACAAGCAAGTCTACTATCGTTCTCAGGACGTGGCGCATGTTGGCTACTGGGATGAGGTATGCGACGACGGCACGACCTACGGTGGCGATGATTACGCTGGTATGTACGGTTACGCGCTCGACCGCCTGCAGGCTTATATCTCAGACGGCACCCGCCGTTGATGGAGGATTGGAGAAAGCATGATGTTCGGTAACTACAATATGTATCAACCTGTCGGCACGCCGCAGCAATTCGCCATGGACCAGATGCAGCAGTTTCAGCAACGCGCCCAGATGCAGCAGGGAATGTAGCTGATCTGCGTCGAACAAGGGCATGGACGGGGCCAAGGCATACCAAATGCCTCCCAACTCCGTCGTGCCCTTGTTCGACGCAGATAACGACATCATGTATGTTAAAAGCACGGATGGTGCCGGTTTTCCGACCATCCGTGCTTTTGCATTTCAGCCGGTTGAAGACAAGCCGGAACCGGTGCAGCAATACGTGACACATGATGAATTCGATGCAGCGATGAAGCATCTGAGGGAGGCGATCGACAATGGCGAGTAGCCTATTCGGCGGCGTACAGAAGCCAAACCCACTGCGATCGGCTATGCAGGCTGTCAATATGATGCGTAATGCAAACCCAGAGCAAGTCATGCACCAGATGATGCAAAGCAACCCGCAGTTTGCGGAATTCATCAATGCGAACAAGGGCAAGAGCCCAGAGCAGACGCAGAAGGTCCTCGACACCATCACCGGCAACCGCATGGCCGACATGCAGAATCAGATCAACCAACTCCAGCTGTCCCAGGCGATGTGTGGTGTGGTACGCTACCCCAACACCTTCGCCTACAACGCCGGCCCGAGCCCGTTCTGCGGTAACGGCTGCTGCGGTACGGCAAACATCTAAACGAACATTCGATCGATAAGGCATTTTCGCCTTGGCAAGATAGGGGCATGGCTCAGGCCGTGCCCCTATTTCAATAGAAAGGACAAATCATGTCGTGCAAATCTGCAATCTACACTGCCGACCCGTCTAGTACCGTGCTCACGCTGTCTACGGCTGCAGGTACGGCTATCCCGCTCGGTACGACTATCCGCCGTTTCGGCTGCAACGCCGTCCTGTCGGGTAACGGCGTCCTGCTTAAAGGCCAGGGCTATTTCGATGTCGATGCCAGCATCACGTTCACGCCTACCGCCGCCGGTGCATATACCGTCACGCTATTCAAAGACGGTGTCGCCGTGCCCGGCGCTACGCAGACTGTCACTGCGGCAGCCGCGGGCACTGTGTCGGTCAATATCCCGGCAATCGTGCGTAACCAGTGCTGCGACAGCACCTCGACGCTTACGCTCGTGATCACCACTGCGACCGTTCCGGCGACTGTCACGATCGACAATACCGCGGTCGTCGTCACGAAGATCTAATGACAGAATAGGAGTTCTGGCGCAGTATCTCGACCAGGGCCGAAGAAAGGGATGCCTTGGCGGCATCCCTTTCACAAAGTATGGACGAACTGAGAGGGGTAAAGATGCCTGTAATTGATGTGTTCGCAAAGGTATCTGACCACCTAATCGACGGCATGATGATGCACGAGCAGATGGCAGATTACTACAATTTCCTTGGTTTGGACGGTTTCAAGCGACTGCATGAGTATCATTTCTTCTGTGAGACGATTTCCATGCGTTGCATCCACTGCTATTTCGTCGACCACTGCAACCAGCTTTTGCCGATGGCGAATACAAAGCACATTGACGTCATCCCCGTCGAGTGGTCGAATTTCACACGACAAGCGGTCGAATCGGAAACGAAGTCCAAGGCTGTCGAGACGGGTATGCGTGAGTGGTGTAAGTGGGAACACGAAACAAAGGAGCTCTATGCGAAGTCGGCCAAAGACCTCTATGATGCAGGTGAAGTCGCCGCAGCACACGTGATCTGCGAGCTCGTGCGAGATGTCGACGACGAATGCAAGTATGCCGACCGCTTGGCACTCAGCTTGAGTGCTGTCGATTACGACATGCAGGTCATCGTGCCTATGCAGCATGAGCTGCACGAGAAATATAGGAAGAAGCTACATGACGTCGGAAAGAAACTCAGTTAGGGGTGAATGGAAATGGTGTCGATCGAGACCATCGAAGAGGAGATCCTCAACCTGGAGAAGCGCGACACGTCTTATGCCGTATGCGAAAGGCTGGCGTGGCTGTATACCGTTCGCGACCACCTCAAAAAGCCTACTGTAGATGCCACGGTGATGGAACAGCGCATCACTGACGAGCTCACTGGGTCTGAGTTCCTGAAGGCTGCGTCCAATGTGGACTATGCGGCACTCATGGGAGTACTCGACAACCACATGTCGTGCATCAAAGCCGTCTGCCCGAAAGAGTATGATGCCGTCATGTCGCAGATCCACGCGCTACGGTAGACATTACCTGTCAAACAGTGTCAAACACCTGTCACACACATAAAAGGGCCAGTGTGACAGGTGTTTGCATTTCTACATTGCGTTTCTCATCACCTGTCAAGCTGTCAAACAACAAGGGGCCCCTATATTAGATATTTTTTATCTATATATCTAATAGGTCTATAAATATATATATTTTGAAAATATCTAGGTATAGGGGAGAAACTGTGTGACAGTGTGACAGGTGGCGAGAAATGCGATATAGTGATGCAACTTACTGTCAAACAGGCCCAAAATAAGCAGTGTGACAGGTGTTTGACAGTGTGACAGGTATTTCGAAAAAGTTATAAATACTCAGATAAATCGAAAGAGAATGTAGTATAATGAGGTTCGCCGATCGAAGGAGGTGAAAGATGAAAAGCCTATATGAAACGATCCGCGAGTTCGGCGATACCCAAAGCGAGCTCGCACGAATGCTCGGCATTACTAAATCCACGTTGTCGTGGAAGATCAACGGCAAAGCCGAGTTCAAGCAGTCGGAGATCAAGGCTATCGCCGACCGGTACGACTTGACGGGCGAGGAAATCAAGTCGATGTTTTTCGCCTAATGGGCCTGTTCGCTTACCAGCAGGCAGCCCTCGACCGTGTCCGTGGTAAACGCAGTTGCGCTTTCTACCACGACATGGGCCTCGGCAAGACGTTCACCGGTGCCGAGAAGTTGATGTCGGACAAGTGTTGGCATTTGGCCTTGGTCGTATGCCAGAAGTCGAAAGTGGCCGATTGGATGGACCATTTCGCAAACTACTATGACATCGACGTCGTCAATTTGACCAAGCCGCATGCAATGGAAGGTTTTGAACGGCGCATCGGTGACTCGCACGCACGTGACGCAGTCGGTGTGATCAATTACGACCTATTGTGGAGGCGCCCAGAACTTCAGGCATTGAAGTGTTTCGCCGTAATGTTCGACGAGTCGTCGTTGCTGCAGAACAAATCATCGAAGCGTACTAAGGCAGCGATGAAATTGGCAGCTAGGGCGAATGAGCTCATTTTGTTGTCGGGTACACCGGTCGACGGCAAATATGAACGGCTGTGGACGCAGTTGAACATGCTTGGCTGGCGCATCGACGAGAAGCTGTTTTGGCGGCAATACGTCGAATCGGAGACGACGATGCGTGAGGGTTTCCCGATCACGAAGGTGACGGGTTACAAGAACGAGGAGAGGCTGGTACGCAAGATGAAGGAGCTCGGTTGCGATTTCCTCAAGACCGACGACGTCATCGACCTGCCTGATCAGCGTTTCATTCGTATCGACGTGCCGATGAGCGAGTATTACCGCAAGTTCGCCAAGGTGAACATTATCACGGCATTCGGCCGCGATTTCGTCGGCGACACTGTGTTCGGCGACCTCACGGCTAAACGCCAATTAGCGGCTGCGTATTCGCGCGCCAAACTCGAGGCGTTCGGCGATTTGCTGGACGGCACGAGTAAACGGCTCGTCGTGTTCTACAATTTCGACGTCGAGCTCGAAGGGCTCACGGCGGAGTTGGAGAAGAGGTACAGGTCGTATGGCGTGCTCAACGGCAAGGCACATGATTTGTCGCCGTTTTTCGATACCGACGACGGGGTCGCGCTCATCCAATACCAGTCTGGTGCCATGGGCGTGAACCTGCAGCAAGCCGATACGTGCGTCTATTTTTCGCCGCCTCTGGCTTCGTCGCTATTCGAGCAATCGAAGAAGCGCATCCACCGCGTCGGCCAAGATAAGCCGTGCAAGTATTACGAGCTGGTATCTAAAGGCACTGTCGAAGAGAAGATCTACGATACATTGGCTATGCGACGCGACTACACTGAGAAGCTGTTCGAGATGGGAGGTGACTAGTTGGCAGGAGAGAAAAACTTCGAAAACCGTTTGAAACGGTGGCTCGATTCGCAAGGCGTATGGCACGTCAAGTTTTTCGCCAACCGCAACACACGTGCCGGTGTACCGGACATTTTGGCATGTATCAACGGACGTTTCGTCGGCATCGAGCTCAAAGGCCCAAACGGCAAGCCGTCGCCGCTGCAGGTCTACCACTGCGGGAAGATTACGGAGAGCGGCGGTATAGCCGTCATCGTCTGGCCGGATGATTTCGCCCAATTCAAACGGCTAGTACAACGCCTGAAGGAGAAAGGAGGAAATTGCGATGTTCAAGACCTCATATTCGAGGGTAGGTACCTTCACCCAGTGCCCGCGTGAATTCAAACTCAACTATGTCGACGGCCTTGAAGTGCCGTTCGACTGCGATGCTGCGAACCCGCTCGTGATCGGCACAATGCTGCATGAGTGCATCGAAGTCGGTGTCGACGAGGCCATCGCGAACTACAAAGCCGCATATCCCGTCATGACTGATTTCACGGTCAACGAGCTCATGAAGATCCGCGTACTCGGTTCTCGTGCCCGCGAGCTCGCATGGGGCATGTTGGACGACGATACAGACCCGGTATTTGAGGTGAAGGTCGAGGACGACAGCGGTTTCGTCGGGTTTATCGATATGCTCATCCCGCGCGGTAAGGGCCTGTGGACGATGCTTGATTTCAAGTATTCGAACAATGTCGATAGGTACCTCGAAAGCGGGCAGCTGAGTGTCTACAAGTATTTCTACGAGAAGACGCACCCCGGTGAGATCATCCAAGATATGGCATTCCTGATTGTGCCGAAGACGATGATCAGGCAGAAGAAGACCGAAGACCTCTACCAATTCCGTGAGCGTCTCGCTACGACGTTGGAAGACATGTGGCCAAGGCTGTACCGCGTCGAGTACGACCCTGAGAAAGTCGCCGACTTCGCAGTCGGCACTTGCACGATGGCGAATGCCACCGAATTCCCAAAACATGAGTCGCGCCTATGCGACTGGTGTGATTACAAAGATTTCTGTCTAGGAGGAAATGATATGCTTATCCTGCCCAAGAACGAACGCCGTGCCGAGTCCGTTATCACCGAACCTGATATGTGGATCTACGCCGACAGCTATGTCGGCAAGTCGACTTTTGTCGACCACTTCGACGATGTGCTGTTCATCAACACTGACGGCAACACCCAGAACATCACGAGCCCGTTTATCCAGATTGCCGACGAGCTCGTGACCGAAGGCCGTATGAGCCACAAGGTGCTCGCTTGGTCGAAGTTCCGCGAGGTCATCGACGAGTTGGAGAAGCACGACAACAGCTTCCACGTCATCGCACTCGACTTGGTCGAAGACCTATACGAGCATTGCCGATTCTATGTGTTTGACCAGCTCGGCATCAAGCATGAGAGCGATGGCGGCTACGGCAAGGGCTGGGATATGGTACGCACCGAGTTCCTCAGCCAGATGAAGCGCCTCAAGTCCCTCGGTTACCGCATCATCTATATCTCCAAAGAGCTCGTCACTGAGATCACATACGCCAACGGCATGAAGGTCTCGACATTCAAGCCGAACCTGCCGGACAAGGTCGCGAATGTGCTCGCCGGCACCGTGACCATGACGCTCCGCGCCTATATGGACGAGCGTGGCCATTTCCTCCAGCTCCGCAAGAACGAGAATGTCTTCGGTGGCGGCCGTATCGATTTCAAACGCGACCGTTGCGACCTCACCGTCGAGGCATTCAATGCCGCACTACTCGAGGCACAGGGTACGAAGGCCGAGGCCGAGAAGCCGAAGGCACGCAAGAAGGCAGAGCCTAAGCCTGAGGTTGAGGCTGAGACTGAGACCGAGGTCATCGAGGAGCCTGACGCCGCGGAGGAGAAGCCGAAGCGTCGTGTGCGTAAGGCCAAGCCTGCCACCGAGGAGGAGCCGCCGTTCGACACCGAGGAAGCCGCAGAGCCCGAGGCTGTCGAGGAGAAGCCGAAGCGCCGCACCCGCAAGCGTCGCGTCGTCGAAGAGTAATTTACCGATTGAAAGGATACATCATGGATTTCAGTAAGTTTGACAAGATGGTCGACATCGACGGCCTCAAGAAGGACATCGCCGACGCCGAGGCCAACGGTGGCGGCGCCGATTTCAAAGACGTGCCGCACGGCAGCTATGAGGTCGCGATCGACAAGCTCGAGCTTATCGAGACCAAGAAGACCGGCAAGCCGATGGCGTCGTGCTGGATGAAGATCGTGAGCGAAGGCGAGTTCAAGGGCCAGCGCATTTTCATGAACCAGGTCATCACGCAGGGCTTCCAGATCCACATCATGAACGCTTTCCTCCGTTCGCTGCTGCCCGAGGGTTCCGATATCGACGTCGAGTTTACGGGTTACGCCGAGTACAACGACTTGCTGCTCGATATTGCCGAGTATGTCGACGGCAAGTTCGAGTACGGTTTGGAGTACGGCGAGAACAACAAGGGCTTCGACACTTTCCAGATCACCGATATTTTCGAGCTCGACTAGGTGCGGCGATGCTCAATTTCTACGACTTCGAGGTTTTCAAACACGACTGGCTAGTCGTAGTCATTAACCCTGTCACACACGATGAGCGCATCATCATCAATGATGTCGACGCGCTCACCGCGCTCTACGAAGGGCGTAAGCGTGAGATTTGGATAGGGTATAACAACCTCCATTACGACCAGTTCATTTTCAAAGGCATTTTGTGCGGCTTCGACCCGAAGGCGATCAATGATTTCATCATCGTCGAAGGCCACAAAGGCTGGCAGTATTCGAGTTTGTTGCGCAAGGTTTACATGGTCAATTACGATGTATTCCACCCGCGTACAGACAGGGGCCTCAAGACTCACGAGGCGTACCTCGGCAACGACATCTGCGAGACGACGGTGCCGTTCGACATCGACCGCAAATTGACCGAAGCCGAGATCGCCGAAACTGTGAAATACTGCCGCCACGACGTCGAGCAGACCATCGAGGTATTCATGCAGCGTAAAAGCGAGTTCGACGCACGCATGGACCTGCTCAAAATGTTCGACCTGCCGTTGGTGTACCTCGGCAAGACCGATGCACAGCTAACGGCGATCATCTTGGGTGCCGAGAGGCCTGCACGTCCACGCGACGACGAGTTCGACATCGTGCCGCTGCCGTGCCTCGACCTCGGGCCGTATGATTTCATCCGCTCGTGGTACCTCGATCCGGCGAACCAAGATTACTCCGCGACGCTCGATTTCGATATTGCAGGCTGCCCACACAAGTGCGCGTGGGGAGGCTTGCACGGCGCGATTGCACAGTACGCCGGCGAAGGTTATTTCATCAACGTCGACGTCGAGAGTTATTACCCGGCCGAGATGATTGCACACGAACTGCTGTCACGTAATGTGCATGACCCGTCGAAGTTCAAGGGCATCCGAGACCACCGTATCGAGCTGAAGCATGCGAAAGACCCGCGCCAGAAGGCATTGAAACTCGTCGTCAACGGCACATATGGCGCCAGCAAAGACAAGTTCAATGCACTCTACGACCCGCGGCAGGCAAATATGGTCTGCGTCAACGGCCAGCTCATGCTCATCGACCTCATGCACAAGCTCGTTCGCGACGTGGGTGCCGAGATCATCCAGAGCAATACCGATGGCGTGCTCATCCGCATGCCCGACGGTTTCGATGGCGGGCCTGATGCGTTTTACGACCGTGTCGACGACGTGGCATATGAGTGGGAGCACCGCACCGGCATGGGCTTGGAATTCGATGAGTTCACTCGCGTCTACCAAAAGGACGTCAACAACTACGTCCTCGTGGCGGCAGACGGGTCGATGAAGACGAAAGGTGCGTACGTCAAGAAGCTGGGGCCACTCGACTACGACCTCGCTGTCGTCAACAAGGCGCTTGTCGAATTCATGGTGCACGGCGTGCCTGTCGAAGACACGATTGCCGCCGACGATGATCTGATCGATTACCAGCGTGTCGTGAAGGTATCGGGCAAATATAAGTACGGCGTGCATGGGCATGAGCGGCTCACAGATAGGTGCTTCCGAGTATTCGCGTCCACACGTGAGTCGGACGGCATGATCGGGCGGGTCAAGGCCGGCAAGGCCAAGCCTGAGAAGTTCGGCAACACGAGCGAGCACTCGTTTATCGATAACGGCGACGTGCACGGCAAGAAATGTCCTGACTATTTGAACAAAAGTTGGTATATTCAATTGGCGAAAACACGGTTAGTGCAGTTTGGGGTGATGTGATGGACCGTCTATTTATCGGTTATGTGAAGCTCAACGGCAAGAAGTGTGCGCAGAAGCTGAAGGACGGCCGATACCTCACATTGGCCCAGGCGCGCAAGCTCAACGGTTACGGTGGTGTGCTGGCTCCTGAGACGATTTTCGTCGATGTCGACGACATGGCGCAGAGTGAGAAGCTGATGGACATCATCGAGGCTGAGCAGGTCGCGTGCAAGGTCGTCGCCACGACCCGTGGCAAGCATTTCTATTTCGTCGGCTACCCACGCGGCATGAAATGCAAGACTCATGCACGCCTAGCCATCGGCATCGACGCCGATATCAAAGTCGGGTCGAAGGCTACGTACGGCAGCTTGAAAGTCGACGGCCACGAGCGCGACGTCATCTATGACGTCGAGCCGGATGAAGATTACGACGAGCTGCCATGCTGGCTCAGGCCTGTACAGTATACGCCTGAGTTCGACGAGATGGAAGAAGGCGACGGCCGCAACCAAGCGTTATTCAACTATATCTTGACGCTGCAGTCGGAGGGTTTCACGAAAGACGAGGCGCGCGAGACCCTGGACATCATCAACAGGTATATGTTCGAAAAGCCCATGGAGTCACAAGAACTGAGCGTCGTCTACCGCGACGACGCCTTCGCCGAAGATGTGTTTTTTAACAAAGGTACGTTCCTGTTCGACAAGTTCGCCGAGTACCTCAAGAACGAGCACCGCATCATCAAGATCGGCCATCAGCTTCATGTATACCGCGACGGCGTCTATGTGTCGGGCAATCTGCTCATCGAGAATGCGATGATCCAACATTTGCCTATGTTGTCGAAGGCCAAGCGTACCGAGGTACTCAATTACCTCGATGTGCTCATCCAAGACGACGCACCGGCAGCCGATGCCGATTACATCGCGTTCGCCAACGGCGTGTATGACCTCAAGACGGGTGAGCTCATGCCGTTCTCGCCGGAATTCGTGATCACGAACCGCATCCCGTGGGAGTACGACCCGACGATTTGGTCTGAGTTCACAGATAAGACGCTTCGCCGCCTTGCCTGCGGTGACGACGGGATATATTCGTTGTTGGAGGAGGTCATCGGTTACTTGTTCTATCGGCGCAACGAGCTCCGTAAGAGTTTCATCTTAGTCGGTGACAAGGCAAACGGCAAGTCGACGTATCTCGACATGCTCAAGACATTGCTCGGTGACAGCAATACGTCGGCGCTCGACCTGGCTGAGCTCGGCGAGAGGTTCAAGACGGCAGAGCTGTTCGGCAAGCTGGCCAACATCGGCGACGACATCGGCGACGAGTTCATCGCCAACCCTGCGATTTTCAAAAAGCTCGTAAGCGGTGACCGTGTCAACGCCGAGCGGAAAGGCCAAGACCCGTTTGATTTCTCGAGCTATGCCAAACTGCTGTTCTCGGCGAATTCCATGCCGCGTATCCGCGACAAGACAGGTGCCGTGCTCGACCGCATCGTGCTCGTGCCGTTCAAGGCGACGTTTTCTAAAGACGACCCGGACTTCGACCCGTACATCAAGTACAAGCTCCACTCGTCCGAGGTCATGAGCCACCTGATCAATATCGGCCTCAAGGGGCTCGAGCGAGTGTTGGCGAACCGCGCATTCACGATGCCCGAAGTCGTCGTCAAGGAGATCGAGGATTACCACGTCGCCAACAACCCTGTCCTCGGTTATTTCGAAGACACGCCCGTCGACGAGGTGGTGAACGAGTCGACGGCGCTGGTATACGACTACTATATGGCCTGGGCTATCAGGAACAACTTGAAGCCACTTGGCCAAAACGAGTTCACCCGCCAGGCCAACAAGCATTACGGGTTGGCGAGCAAGACCTGTCGTGTAAACGGCAAACGTGTACGTATTTTCGTAAAGGAGTAAACCATGCCCATCATCATCGAAGGCCCTGATGGCGCCGGCAAGTCCACGCTTGCGAAGTCATTGGCCGGAGCACTCGACATGAACATTCTGAAAATGACCGCCAACGGCGGCCAGTCCGCGCGTGAGTATGAGCAGAAGCTCGCATGCGACGGCGTCATCATCGACCGTTGCTGGGTGTCTGAGCAAGTGTATTCCGACCTATTCGGGCGTGAACCGCGTATCGACAACGGCGACGCGGAGGCGTTGACGGAGTTTTGCGGGCTCGTCGGTATCCCGATCATCGTGCTTTTGCCGCCGCTCCATGTCGTGATCAGCCGCCTAAACGAACGCGGTGACGAGTACGCCGATGTCGTATGCCCGAACATCGTCGAGATCTACAAGCGTTACCAGGAGTGGGCTGAAGAGCATGACAACGCGATTGTGCTCGAAGACAACAACCCGGCGACAGCCATGGTGGAGGTGCTCAAATGCATGTTGTAGGTAAGTCGATGAACGACATCTACCGCCAACTCTGTGGCAAAATATCGGTGCAGGGCCATGATGTGGCAGGTACCAAGGAAATGCTCAACAGCGGTTTCACGCTGCTCGACATCACAGACAACATCGCGACGGCACGTACGGGCTATTCGCTATCGTACATGTTGGGCGAGCTCGCATGGTATTTCACCGGCCGCGACGATGTCGAATTCATCTTGAAGTTCTCGTCATTTTGGGAGCGTATCAGCGACGACGGCGTGACGAATCGGTCTGCATACGGCGCTATCGTATTCAACCGCTATGGTTTCGACCAGGTAGCACAGGTCATCGACACGCTTAAGCGCGACCCGTATTCACGCCGCGCGGTCATCAATTTCAATGTGCCGAACCCCGAGCGTTTCGAGACGAAAGACGAGATCTGCACTATCGCGCTCGTGTTCGAGCTCCGCGGGGGCAAGCTCGATTGCACCGGTATCATGCGCTCCAACGACGTATGGCTCGGCACGCCCTACGATGTCGTGTTCTTCACGGAGCTGCAGAAGCACATCGCGAACGAGCTCGGTGTCGGCTACGGCAAGTATACGCATTTCGCTGTGTCGCTCCACGCATATGAGAAGGACATCGACCGCGTCCGTGAAGTATGGTGCTGCAAGCAGGCGGCGCCACACCTCAAGTTCGACATCGAGAAGTTTTTGGCCCATATCTCGGAGATCGAACGCATCGCGATGTCGCTTGATGAGCCGAGGTCTGCCGTCTCCGAATATTGCCTTAATAACGCCATCGTCATGGAGGTAAAGGATGAAGATTAAAATCAACCGCATCGCCGAGGGTGCCGACATCAAGCTCCCGGCCCGTGCACATTATAACGACGCCGGTGCCGACGTCTACACCACTTTCGGCGAGACCCTGAAGCCGCATGAGACCCGCCGCATCCCGCTGGGCTTCTCGCTCGAGCTGCCCGACGGCGTCATGGCCTGTGTGTTCCCCCGATCGGGCATGAGCCTCGAAGGCCTCGTGTGCGAGTTGCCGCCGATCGACTCCGGCTATACCGGCGAGGTGCATGCGATCGTCACCAACTTGACGGACAAGCTGAAGAAGGTCCCTGGTGGTACACGCATCGGCCAGCTCGTCGTCATGCCCATTGTGTTAGCCGACTTCGTCGAGCAGTTGGGCGAGGAGAGGGGCGACGGTGCTTTCGGATCGACCGGCGAGGCCTAGTAAAGCCGAGTATTACCTCGACATCGCACTTGCGGTGGCGGTCAGGTCGACGTGCCTGCGCCGCCGCTACGGCGCCGTGATTGTGGCCAACGACGAGATCATCGCGACTGGCTATAACGGCGCCGCCCGCGGTGATGTCAACTGCATCAACGCAGGCATATGCCATCGCTGCGGGCACGGGCATAACGACGGCGATTACAGCTCATGCCCGGCGGTACACGCAGAGATGAACGCCATGCTGTCGGCTTCACGCTCTGAGATGATCGGCGCGACATTGTACTTGGCAGGCGTCGACCTCGAGACAGGCGAGCGCATCCCGCCTGGTGAGATCTCACCGTGCCCCGTGTGCATGCGCATGATCGGCAACGCCGGTGTCGATGTCGTCACAGGTGCATAGAAATAGAAGAACGCCCCAGACGCTCAATTGCATCTGGGGCGTTCTCCTCACAAAGGAAGAAGGTGCGGTGGCCCAAAACCGCACCTCTTATTTTATCACACGTAATACTATTAGGCGTTGACCCACTTGAGGGCGTTCTTGATGCAAAGCTGTTTGTTCGCATTCTCGAACTCTTTACGGCAGATCAGTTTCCACGCGCCACGATTGGTGGCTTTGAAGCGGCAGTAGTGCACGCAGTTGTCGTCGAGGACGATCTTCACGCGACGGCCACAACCGATAATCTCGTATGCCTCATTGAAAGGCTGCTTGAAAGCGACACGCTCGAGCTTGATGGCATCGTCGAAAGTCTTAGTCATGGTGTTTCCCTTCCTCGTGGTTGACAAGATTATATTACCCGGTAACTACCTGAAAGCACATACTCATTTTCAAATTCGTCGAAAATTTTTTTGATTTATTTGAAAATAATTATGTATATGCGTGCAGACCTGTGGGATAATGACCTTGTCAACCAGAAGGAGGGGCAAATGAAGCCCATCGAGATCACCAAGCAGGACGTACTCGGTTACAAGCACACGTTCGTCGTACGCCACGACAAATCCACCAACAAGGTATTCCTCGCCGAGGTCGACCTTGATTTCGGTTGCGAGTCGTTCCGCGGCGTGTTCAGTTCCGAGGCTGCAGCGCTCGACCGCATCGAAATGCTCATGAACTAAATGAAAGGAACCATCATGGCTAAAGAGTTCTACACTGTCAAGGTCATTCCGCACCTTGAGAACGAAACTGGCGAGCATGATTACGTGCCTACCTACGAACTTCGCATCAATAAATGCGGCAAGGAGAAGTCGTCGACGGCGCGTCGTTTGTGCCTAGAACAGTCGTCGATCGCGATTATCGAGGATATAGAAGCCATCGGGGCATTCGGGCACCCGTATGTTTCAGATTTCGTCGACATCTCGTATATCGTCAATTTATGCCGACTTGATAAACTCGACGCCCACCGCATCCTCATGCAACTCGATGACGCAGGCTCTGTAGTTTTCGAAGTCACTGTGGCCTATCTGCTCAGCCAGTCCATCTAATACCACCGACATAAGGAGAAAGGAAACACCATGGCAGAGGTAACGTTCACTGAGAAGGAACTCGGTTTCATTAACGAGTGTGCGATCGACAAGAAGGGCGTGCTGGTCGAGATGCCGGCGAACCCGTTCCCATCGCTCTACCGCAAGGGCGTCATCGCCAAGAAGGGCGATGCCCTCACAGTCACGAAGGACTTCCGCGACATGTTCTGCCTCGACGGCCAGGTCGTGCATATCGACCTCACCAAGGCCGATGGTGAGCCCGAAGACGGCGACAAGAAATTCAAGTACGGCGAGACGGGCGACGTGATCATCGAGGACGCGCCTGTGGATTACGCGGGCTTCCGCCAGGCGATCGCCGCCAACCTCCGTGACCGCCGTACGAAGGGCATCGACGAGTTCCAGCTGATCGACAAGGCTGTACAGGTATACGATGCCGCACGCGAGGCCAGGGCTGCCAACGGCGACGAGGGCACCCGTTCGGAGCATACGACAGTCGGCAGCCGCAAGCACTGGCGTTACGACTTGGCCGACGTAGTTTCGGCATTCTTCGGCGTCGGCATGGAAGTCGACAAGCGTGAGATCGTCTTTACCGGTGACCTGTACATGGCAGGCGCGGCAGAGCTCACGTTCGAGTACCTGTTCAAGATCGGCAACCGCCGTGCGCAGCGCTGCTATGACGAGCGCCTGTTCGCCGGCGAGCCCACGGTCGGCGTGTATGCCGAGAAGGCCGCTGAGTTCATGGCCGAAGTCGAGAAGCGCCTACAGCATGAGGGCGCCGATGTCGAAGTCGACGGTGAAGTCGTCGGCGAGGTGGTCGTCGACCTCGACCATGTCGATGATATCGAGTTCGGGGAGGTCACTGATGATCACTGATATGAAAGAGATAGCCAAGCGCCTTCGTACCGAAGCCAATTACTGGCGTGATTACAACGAGGAAGACACCATTTTCAATATGTCGAACTACCGTTTCACCGAGAGTGTGCTCGTTGCTTTCGGCATGGACGACATGGATATATACGCAGATCTACCCGTCTACGAGCTGTTCGATAAGTTGGCAGATCTCATCGATCCGCAAGAACGTTAAAATATTTCGAAATAAATTTCAATTTATCGAAATAATTAGTTGTCATCGTGATATAATGACCTTGTCAACCAGAAGGAGGAACAAATGTTCGATATCGACGAGGTCAACGATTTCATCGCGTCGAATTGCCTCACCCACGGCCGTTGCCCCAAGAACGGCCTCCGTGTGTATTTCTCGAAGGACATCGTCGCCAAGCGTGTCGCGAATGAATTCGGTATTGCGATTCTCGACGAAATTGTGATTTACGAAAACCGTCAGGGCACGATGTGCTATGCGGAGATCAACTAGCAAGGAGCTACGATGATTGAGATCGACATCATGACACACGGTAAGAACATCACGTTCATCATCGATAAGGTGCCCCGTGGTTACGAACTTCACGAGATTGACGAACACTGCGACAGCTGGCGCGTAGGTGTGTATGAGTCTATCGAAGCAGCATTTGCCAGTATGGCACGACATATCTAAGCGAGGAGGAACAAATGCCCGAATATATCGTTTTCGTCATGCCGCCGGAGGACGAGGATGCCGAGCCGTTCGACATCCCGGAATGGGAGTTTGACGCGGCCATGGCTATCGCGAATCGTTACCGCGAGCGTGGTTGGAAGGCATGCATCATCGATTACGGCACACCGTTCGTGCCGTGGCGCGCTGGGCGCCTAGACGGCCCCGATATTCGCGTCATGGCGCGTACGTGCGACGAGGCATGCATCCGCGCACGCGCCATCAGCTACGACTGCACCAGTTTCCAGAGGGAGGACTAATTATGCGCGATTTCATCTATACAATGTTGACGGTCGTGGGGATAGTCGCCACGGCCGTCGCCGCGGCATATGCGTTCGCGGACAGGGGCTATTTCGCCGTAGGCGGCGAGTATGCGTTCCTGTTCTTGCCCCTGCTCGGCATGTGCATCGAGTACATGGTCAAAGACCGATGAGGAGGGAGGCATCATGCGGATCGGCGATGTGAAGCCGTTCAAATATGTCTACGCGGACGACAGGCAGCAATTCACGAGGCCACTCGAGGAGGCGGCGGAGTTCTTTGTCGCGTGGCATTTCTGGATACAGCGCCGTGACAACCAGAGGTATTCTGCAAAGGCACGCGACAAGATGCTCGACAAGGCCGCGGATGTCATCCAAGCGATCGTCAATTGCGTCGCATCGGTCGGCATCGACGACATGTCGGAGCTGATTAGGCGCTGCGAGAAGCGCAATACGAAGAGGGGTAGGTATTGATGCAGGTCGAAGTGGTCGTAACCATGGAGCGGAGGCCGGTCACCGTGCACGGGCACGTCGGCAGCCTCATCGGGTGGTTTCAACGATGCGGTTTCCTCGGGAACAACCAGAAGCCCGTCGGGCTCGTCGAGTTCGCAGACGGCACTGTCGGTGAGTACGAGGCGAAGGATGTGCGTCATGTCGACCACAGATAACTATGTCGAGTACGACAGGGACCTCATGCGCTCGTGTATATACGGGCTCGCAGTCGGTGACGCCCTCGGCGTGCCATATGAGTTCTGCGAGCGGGGCACGTTCGAATGCACGGGTATGGTGGACGGCGGCACGCATAGGCAATATGCCGGCACCTGGTCTGACGACACATCGATGGCCTTGTGCATTTGTTCGAGCATTAAGCGGCTTGGGCGTATCGCCACAGCAGACATCGACGACATGTTCAACAGATGGTTGGAGGACGGCGAGTTCACCTGCGATGGGCATGTCTTCGACGTGGGCGTGACGTGCAAGAAGGCGATCTCGACTGGCGTGCCGGCGAAGTCATACGACTACTGCGGCAACGGCTCGCTCATGAGGACGGCACCGCTCGCCATGCTCAACTACTTCGACGTATATAAAATACGCGATGTGTCGGCAATCACACACGCACACCCAGTGGCCGAATGGTCCTGTGTCACGCTGTGCGACATCTTGTGGGCCATCCGCAATTCCGGCACACCGGCAAAGTGGGTACTCCGGCGCAGATATGGGTATATCGCCTCGAGGCCGATCGAGGCCGTCAAAAGCGACGGCTACTGCGAGCACACGCTCGAAGCTGCGCTCTGGTGTTTCATGAACACGGGCTCATATGCAGACTGCGTACTTACTGCCGTCAACTTAGGCGACGACACAGATACGACTGCGGCCGTGGCCGGTGCGCTCGCAGGCGTGTATTACGGTTTCGAGGCAATCCCGCCGAAGTGGGTCGGCCAGCTGCGTGGCAAGACGGTAATCGATCAATGCATTTAGGAAGGTGACAGACGATGATCGACGGGTATCTGTTGAACATGCGTGTGTTCAACAAGGTGAACGACGATAAGCACCAGGCACTCAAGCCGCTCGAGGAGGCAGCCGAGATCTTCGGTGCGTGGCAGGCGCGCTACAATATGCGCTTTGCCTCGCGGGATGCGTGTGGGGCGTTTCGCAGGGATCTTATCGACGAATGCGTGGACACCGTGCAGGCAGCGGCAAACATGTTAGCTGCCGTCGGCGCAACACAAGGTGAGGTCGACGCCGCCATCAAGCGTATGGACGAGCGCAACGGGTACCGAGGCAGGCTCTGAGAAATGGAGGAAGAAATGGCTGTCGAACTGCCCAAAGACGCGCGCGATGCCCATGCCAAACGCGGTCAAGGCGGCAAGGGGCATCGACCGCATCCATGGATATCGCCAACGCCTGGTCGAGGGGGGTATCTGTCACGGCGTAGTGGACCTGAGGGGTGCGCGTCCTGCCGTGGCGAGAAAGCGCCCGGCACGTACATGACGGGCCGCGTGCCGGCCGTGCCAGGCTTCGGCAATGTGCCGCGGGTCGACGCCGGGTTCGGTTGCGCGGGCACCGAGATGCACACGCATGGCGATCGGCGCATACGTTTCTGCCAGGTGTGCGGCAGGGGATTGTAGAAGTGGGGAGGGCCGGTATGGCCATGATTGAGAACGAGCCCATCAGCGGGTACAACTTGCCGCCTGGATGCCTCGACGACGACATCGACTGTGCCCTCGGCGGCGAGCGGCGCTATTGCATTGAGTGCAGGCATTGTATCGAATCTGACGAGCTCGACTGCTGCATCTGCGCGCCCAAGCTCGCCGATGCGGTCGCGAAGCTCAAGGGCACGCAGCGCTGGTCGCCGAAATACATCCTCGCGGCGGTCGAGGACGCGTCCATATACGAAGACGACTGCTGCGCCGGTTTTGAGGAGTGACGATTGCAGACACCCCTGCGATGACGAGCCCAAGTCTTGTATGGGCTGTGGCGCAAGGGTAGTGGAGTAGATGTAAAAACATGCCTAGAAATGATTCTAGCATACGTAGAAGGCGCTATTTTGCCCAGGCACGTATGCTTGCAGGGCCCCGAGGCAGATATTCGCCTCGGGGCATTTTTTTGTGCCTCGGGGTCGAAAGTGGCACTTTTCGATAAATTAGCGTGGTTGACAGGTAGTAAACGGCGAAACGCGATGTAGATAGATGTGTGGCGGCACGTGATGCAAGTTACTGTCACACTACCTGTCACACTGCTTTTAGGCCAGTGTGACAGGTAGTAGGCGTCAAAACGCGACGTAGGTAAATTGTTGGGTACCCAAGTGTCACACTGGCAAACAGCAGGCCGCCCCTATATTAGATATTTTCTATAGGTATATCTACCATTTGATAAGTATATATTTTCAAAATATAGGGGTATAGGGGAGCGTGTCAGTGTGACAGTGTGACAGGTAGTTGTAAATACATGCGTCTACATCGTATTTTGTCGAGACTACCTGTCACACGGTGCAGATAAATCGAAAAAAGCGGTGTGACACCCGTGTGACAGCAGTGTGACAGGCGGTAGAGGGCGTGCGTGTTGACCTCGGTTAACTCATTGAAGCGTTTCAATTTTGAAGCGTTTCAATTTTGAAACGCTTCAATAAGTTAACCGAGGTTAACACTTAAATAAATCGAAGCGTTTCAATTTTGAAGCGTTTCAATTTTGAAACGCTTCAATAAGTTAACCGAGGTTAACACTTA